CGGTGTCTTTGTTTACTTGACCAGCTATCTGGTCAGCAAGGTCCGCCTTAGCAATCATCATAGCCTTTTCAACCGCTAGTTGAAGGTTAGATGAAACCGCAGTACCAACACCGTAAATATATCCGTGTTTGTTTTTCCGATCAAGTAATCCACGCTTCTCTTCAGAATCAATGTACCACTCGGGAATAAGGTTGAGTATTGTATTCTCGGTAGACTCTTGTTTTACTTTATAGTTAGACGCACATCCAACTGTTAACATCAATACCGCTACTACTAATAACGCTTTCATAATATATTCCTATTTTGCTAATGCTATAATAACACCAATGAGACCCACATCTACCAGCTGGACTTTTACGTAGTCACCGAATCGATTACGAGGATCAAACTTCTGTTTGCCTTCTTCAGTCGTTTCAGTACATTTTCGGACTTTGGTTTCTTTAATCAGTTGTCCATCTTCGAAGTGTTGCGTCACCTCATAGTGACAATTGCTAGACGATTCTTCTTCTGCGTATGCGCTAAATGCGAACACCAGAAACAGAAAAAGAATAAAGATCTTGAAAAATGTTTTCATAATATAGTACTCGTTCATAAGAATAGTTATTATAACACATTCTTAACGGGTTTGTCAACCTCTTAAGATTCCTTGGAGTTTATCTTCAAAGGCTTCAACTTTCTCTAGACGATTGGGCCAGTAGATATAGTCCTTCTCAGGATTGGCTTTAAGACTATTCAGCAGAGGTGTGACCGCATTGTACAGTTCGTGCAACTTGTTGTGGTAATCCAAAACGTTGTCTGCTTTCTGCTGCAACTCAATAACTGCATCCAGTTCGTCTTCAGTTACCGCAGTAAATCCAAAATCAAAAATGTCTTCACTCATCTTCGGTCTCCAGTGTGAAAGTAAAAGTATCGGGAGTGTAGTCTGCACTGTTCATCAGAAACTCTAAGATGTCCTCACGCATAATTTCAGTCTCCATCTCTTCGTGCGCTCGATTACGTTCTTTTTTAAATGCCATAAAATCAATTACATTATCCACAGAGAGGTGCTCCTTTTACACGATTTACTCTATCCCATTCGTCAGGCGACACATCGTTCAATCGCATATGATGACCAGGCGCTAACTTACCGTCGTACTCAGGATAACCATGTTCGTGTTGATCGTTGACAAACTTGGTCTTGTTCTCTTCGTCATGAATGTACAACTGAATGACCGCATAGTGCAGGATCTTCATGAGATCTTTACGTGCTTCTTTGGCGTTACCTTTGCGACCATACCGCTTGGCATACTTGATCACATTGCCCAAGCAAAAGCCAGTACCATGCCCACTATCAATAATGATATCCGTGGCTTGATACTTGTCCGTAGCGTAGTGCTGATCATATGTTTTGTCAACATACTCCATTAACTCCTGTACTAGTTGATCTTCATTGAACTTGTAATTCATTCACTCGTCTCCGTAAGTCACTTGTTGAGAACCTATGGTCTCGTTTATTAAAATATATCTCAATGCCTCTACTGGCACAGATTGCTCTACCAGTAAATTTTTGATCTTTATATTCCTCACCTATTATTCTAACATCTAAATCAAGCATTGTCAAGATATCTTCGAGATCCTGTTCTGTCTGATACGGAATAATTTCGTCAACATATTTGCAAGCATTCAACTGAGCATAGCGTTCAACCAATGTCTGTACAGGCGCGTTCTTAGTCGCTCTATCCACAGAAGGATCAACTTGTAATCCACATATCAAATACTCGCACTGATCTTTAGCCTCTCTCAGCATAGACACATGCCCAGCGTGAAGCAGATCAAACGTGCTTGCAGTAAAACCCTTTATCATATTATCACCAATTATGTACTACATTAGACATGATAAAAAAACATGTCATGAAATTCACACCAACAATTATAGTTCTTACAACTGCAACCATATCCGCTTCTCTATCTGAAGCACCTTGTTTTTCGCCTAGAGCTTTTGCCCAGACTCGCCAACAATTAGTTAAGCTTTTCTTTAGTGTTGTCATTGTACGTTACTATTAAATCACCTTCGTCGTCTATTTCTATTTCCTTAGCGTCAAAGGCGTCCATGATCATACCCCAAGTAAATAGAATGCCATCTTCTTTACCTAGATATCTGCCAATAAAATACGCTGCTGCTAATAAGCCAACTGCAATAGCTGTGTGTAAATATGGGTCCATGCGAATCTCCTAATTGAACTTAATACCTTTTAGTTTTTCGCCTGCTCTTGTTTTTTCAAAGACTGGGATATCATCCTCTTCTTTGGTCAAGGTCTGTTCGGACTGTTCAACATCATAAAGTCGCATTTTAGATCTGTCAATACCAACAACGAAACGTTTATTGGCACTGGGATCGTTGTAACGATTCTTCAACTGTTTTACCATTATCTGACCGAGTTTATCCATCTCCTCATTTGATACTAGAGCAAACATTAAATCCGCAGTCGCCGGTAAACCGAACGATTCAGAAGTATCTTCTAGCCCGGGATCAGAGTTACCAAATCCACTTCGGGTCGTTTGCGTTGCAGACATGATAGGGACATTGAACTCAACCGCTAGCCCGCGCAACTCTTCTGCAATGCTCTTGATGTAGGAGTATGAGTTAATAGCACCACCCATGCCCTTCATTCTAGAAGACGCACATATATTTAGATAATCCACAAAGATAATTTCGGGAAGAAACTTTCTTTTTAACTTTAATTCGTTCAATAACGCACGAAAGTGGCTAGTGTGAGCCGCACCAGTAGGATATTCTTTGATGATTAACTTACCTTGTGTACTCTCGGCAATCTTACCAACACGATCTTTAAACATCTTTTCAGACATATTATCGAGTTGATCAATAGCAACGTTCATCAAGTTAGCATCAATACGTTCGGCGATGCGTTCTTCTGCCATCTCTAATGTAATGTAAAGGACATTACGACCTTGTGATAGGGCACTGGCGGCGACATGACACATGAACAGAGACTTACCTACACCTGTACCTGCCAGCGCGATGTTCAGCGTCTTATTTGGCAAACCACCTTTGGTAATGGTATTGAAGTACTCAAGGTCGAACGGAATACGTTCTTCTTGCTCATGATAAAAGGCGTATCGCTCGTCAACGTTCTCAAGATAATCATGACCTACGTTGGTGTCAAAGCACACCGCCAGTGCGTTCTGTAAGATGTCTGGGAGAGCATCCTTTGTCATTGTATCGTGTTTACCATCAATGATCTGGATGCTCTCCATGATCGCCAAATAGACTGCGCGATCCTGACACCATTTTTCTGTTGTATCTAATAACCACTCTTCATTCTCATCCTTGGCTTCAAAGATGGTAGGCAGAATGTCAAGGGCATGTGTATATGTTTGTTCAGTAAATTTACTGGACTGGTCTATCTCCACTTTGAAAGCATCAAGCGAGGGAAGCTTATTATACTTACCAACAAACCTGATGATCTCACCAAACAATGATCTATAAACACCTTCAAAGAAATCAGGCTTAATGAAAGGTATAACTTTACGCATATACTCTTCATTGGTTAGCATATTTCTAAGAATGGTCTGTTCTAAATCAATCTTCATTATCTTCCTCAGGTTTACCGTAAACTAAAGAGCCGTCTTGTGCGGCGGCTTCTAAAATATCTTCTAATACATCAGCAGCGAAATCTTGAAGATTAGTATCTTCTTCTGTTAAATCACCATCAGGGCTTGATTGTATCATAAAATTAAACTTTAAGCAATCGTTTTCGAAAGCAATGTTACCATAACGAATAACAGTCTCAACAAAATCGCCTTCGATAAATCTTACATCCCAAGCCTGCTTGTTACCCCCGCCATCACTGGCGGGAACAAGTTCATAATCAACACTTTCTTTAGCCATTGAAATCACCTTCAAGTTCAATGTCTAAGTCTACAACCGCACTGCCAACTTGAAAAGCATTCTTCACAAATTCTTGAAAGCTTTCTTGTGCTAGAATAGAAGCCCAGAAGTCTCGGTCAAGATCAGCAAGACGATACTTCTTCTCTTCACCTACTTTCTGATACCAACCGTTAGATGGTTTAACAACATCACCACTCGCCATCGCAACATCAAGCAAACCAGACATCTCATCGATACCACCTTCCCACGAAACAGTGATAGGGATCTTAGACTGCTCTTTGACAAAGCGAGACTTCTCAACCTTGATGACAAAATCATAACCCATGACTTCGGTACCAGTCTTGTTCTGTCTACGACCAATGATCCAGATGTTGTTTGCTGAGTAGTAAATACCAGTACCACCACCAACAATATCTTTCGGATACAATCCAATCTCTTTGTACGTGTGATTGATTGCAAGCAAAGGAATGTTCTTCATTGCAAGATAAGGTGTGGTCATACGGAACAAACCTTTCAGTGCTTTTGCTCGTGACATATCAGCAACAGACTTTTCGTTCTTGGCATCTTCGAGTTCTTTCTTAGATGCTAG